CGTGGGATGTTATCACCGATTTAATGGATGGTGGGTTATCTGGTGGTGAACTCGCAGTTGTGGTTGCACCAAGTGGTGTAGGTAAATGCGTTGGGGGTGATACTGAAATTGATATTGAATACGATGAAATTGGATTCGAATTGAAAAACGGATTTGTTATATGGTGTAAACCATGGGATAAAATTCAATTAGGCTATGATGTTGAACTAACAGCAAGTGAGGCTAGAAAATTGATAGAACTAAGTGGTGTTTGATGATAATGATATACACCCGACTATACGTAAACCGGTATATGAAATTAGAGAATATGATTTACAAAAAATTAATTATCTAAAGGAAATTGGATATGATGTATTGGTTATATGGGAGAATGAATATACCGATGATAAAAAAAATGTTATGAATGTTATAAAAGAATACTTAAATGATACAGACTCGTAAAAAACGGGAAACAATAAAAGTTGATAAATTTTTTGAGTTAAACGAAATACCACACGTAGAAAACCATTTTCAAGATTTAATACACGATGTTAGGGTTAAGACTCCATATGGGTATCACAAAATACCATCAGTGTGTAGAACTATAAAACAGACATCCATTAGATTATATTTTACTAATAACAGAACACTTGAATGTGGGTGGGAACATAAGTTAAAAGTAAATGGCGAATGGACGGAGGTCAGAGATATTAATATTGAGACTGATATTATTGAAACTGAAACTGGTACTACTAAAATTAGAAAAATTCATGAAGGTAAAGAGAAAATATTATATGATTTGATGGTTGATAAAGTTCATTGTTTTTATGCAAATGGAATATTATCACATAATACATGGATTTTAACGGCAATTGGTGCATATGCTGTATTACAAGGTTTGAATGTGGCTCATTATTCATTAGAATTATCCGAACATTATGTTGGTATGAGATATGATACCGTGTTTACACAAATACCATCGAATGAATTAAAGGATCCAGATAAGGCTCAAATTGTTCAAGATAAGATATCATCACTAAAGGGTCATTTACAGATTAAGTATTTTCCACCAAAAGGAATTTCAACGAGAAGCATACAACAACATATCGAGAAATTAACAATGACTGGTAATAAACCAGATTTGGTAATTATTGATTATGCTGATTTATTGTTATCACACACAAACAAATCAGATTCAACATACCAAGAACAAGGTGGTGTGTATATAGAATTACGTGGATTAAGTGGTGAGATAGGTGTACCAGTTTGGACTGCCAGCCAGACAAATAGATGTTGTGAAATTTCTGAATTAGTTGATACAAAACGTGGTAAAGTTGAGATAGGTAAAATTAAAAACGGTGATGAAATATTAACCCATAACGGTTATAAGGAAGTTACCCATGTATTTCCAATTGAAGAACAACCGGTGTACGAAATTAAATTAAAAAGCGGAAAAACAATAAAATGTTCATTACGTCATGAATTTCCTGTTAAATACGGAAAACTTAAATCATTGGAAAGTGGATTAAAAGTTGGCGACAAATTATTTACAAAAAAATAATAAAAAGTTTGTGTATTCGTTCCGTTTTTTATAAAAATATTATATTTATAATAAAGAGATACTATGGAATTATATTATAAAAACGCGGAACATATTTTAAGAATAAAACCTTTTAATGAATTTGAAAAGATAACGGATAATATCGTAGAGCAACTAAATAAAATTGTAATACAATTTACTAAACGTGAAATTCAAAACAAGGCATTACAGATTACATCATTAATTAAATATAATGTAGGTGATGACTGGGTAACGCTGATACATAATAGTAAACAATTTAAACGGGATAGTATAACGTTAAATAGTTATATTGGTAGGTATGGTGATGTAGTGGGCACACAATTACACACAGAACGTATTAATACATTTAAGAACTCGGTGAGTAAAAATACATATGTTAAGAAATACGGGAAACAAAAATGGCAAGAGTTATGTACATCAAAGGTTAGCTTTTCAGAGCAACGTTTTGTAGAAAAATACGGCGAGTTACTAGGTAAACAAAAATGGCAGGAAACATTAACAAAAAAACTAAACACACAAAGGGAAAACTTCAAGAATAAAAGATGGAAAAATGGCAGAACCTTAGAAGAATATCAGGAACGACATGGTATAGAAGATGGGTATAAACGATGGAATATTAGGAATAAACGTCAGAGCTATATGGTATCATTACAACGATACATTGATGAATTCGGTGAAGTTATCGGAACTAAAATGTGTCATAAATTAAAAAATAATACTTCATTGGATTCATTTGTTAATAGATATGGTGATGAAATTGGTAAAGAACGATATGAATTATTTTGTAAACGTCAATCGTACATAAACACATATCCATATTTTGTTGAACGGTATGGTAGCAAACTAGCACGTAATGAATATATTAAACGGATGGGTCCGTGGTTAAATTCCAAACCAGAGGTATATAGTAAAATATCACAAGAATTATTCTGGAACGTATCAGTTGCATTATCCGATGAACTCCAACAAAAAATTAAATTTGCAGAGTTAAACGAAGAATGTAAGTTTGTAACTAATATTGATTCATATATTCAAGTAGACTTCAAATGTGGTAATAAAATAATAGAATTTAACGGTGATTTTTGGCACGCAAATCCTAAACAATACAAAAAGAATGAAATATTAACACATCCAAATAATCATGTAATAGCAGAAGAGTTGTGGGACAATGATAAAAAACGAATAGATTGGTTGGAATCACATGGTTACGAAGTATTAATAATCTGGGAATCAGATTACAAAAAAGACAAAGAACAAATTATAAACATATGCATAAATTTTATAAATGAAACAACATAACTTAACCCCAAAAGACTTTATAATGGATGAAATTGTATCCATAGAGTTAATCGGTGAACGAGAAACAGTAGATATAACAGTAGAAGATACCCATATGTTTTACGCAAATGATGTATATACTCATAATTCGGCAATTGATTCAGAGGTAATCGAGGCTGATAAAATAGCAGATTCATATGCAAAAGTAATGAATGCCGACTTTATTATGAGTTGGAGTAGAAAAACAGCTGATAAGGTTAACAATACCGCGAGAGCTCACATTATGAAAAACAGATTTGGCCCCGATGGTATTACGTTTCCATGTAAAATGGATACAAATACTGGGTTTATTGAGATATATGATGGTAACACACCGGCCGGTATTCTATCATCAAAAGAGGCATCAAGTGGGAAACTCGTACAGAAAGAGTTACTGCACAAAAAATATTTAGACACAATGAGATAATTATGAAATACATGGGCAGCAAACGTAAGATTGCGAAATATATATTACCAATCGTATTACGTGAAAGAACTATTAATCAGTGGTATGTTGAACCATTTGTAGGTGGTTGTAATATGATTGATAAAGTTAAAGGTAATCGTATTGGTGCTGATCTAAATAAGTATGTGATTGCAATGTGGTCTGGATTACAGAACAACCACGAACGCCCTCATGTGATATCAAGGGAATTGTATTCAAAGGTAAAATTGGAATATGATAATGGAACTAGTATTGAGTATGATGATTTTATGAAAGGTTGGGTAGGATGGATGGGTTCATTTAATGGTAAGTTTTTTGATGGTGGTTATGGTGGTAAAACCTCTAAACGTGATTACATCAGCGAGCAAATACGGAATACTAAAAAACAAATACCTAAATTATTCGATACAAAATTTGTACATTCAAGTTATGAAAACTTGAATATACCAGATAATAGTATTATTTATTGTGATATACCATACAAGGACACAACAAACTATACAACATCTAAGGAATTTGATTATGATAAGTTTTGGGAATGGTGTAGAGTTATGAGTGATAAAGGCCATAAGGTTTTCATAAGTGAATATCAAGCACCTGTTGATTTTGTTTGTATATGGGAGAGAAATGTAACTAATTCAATGAGCACACGTATTACACATAGGCCAATTGAACGTTTATTTATATACAATAAACAAGCGAAACCTGAAAATAAATTTTGGTAACAATGATTGAATATAACATCTTAAATAAATTCATTGAATGTGATGAACTTGACGTGGAATATCGTAAGATAACTAATGATATATTAAGAGTTAAGGAAACAAAACATGCTTTACACGTAATATTTAAGTACTTCCGTAAACATGGATTTCCACACTATGATGTCCCTCATTATCAACGAGTTAAGGATATAAAATCGTTAATCAACTTTGATGAGAATACACTACTAATTGATAACAGACTAGAACAGACTATGCATGGTTTATCAACGGCCTGGTCGTACTTTCCGCATTGGGTGGATGTTCGGTGTGGATCAAGTAAAATGACACCAATAGAGTACTGGAATAGTGATGAAAAATTAAAAGAAATTATTAGAAAAACGTGGGTATGGCAACTGAAACATGGTAATGGAAAGTTCACACTAAACAGATTACGACAGAATTTTAAGATATATGGTGGAAACCAAACGGTGAGTAATTTTAGACCAACGGTTGCTAAATATCTATATAATACATATGGTAATAATGGTGTGATATATGACCCAAGTATGGGTTGGGGTGGACGATTACTAGGATTTTTATCAAGTAATTGTAAGACTTATATCGGTACTGATCCATCTACTAAAACATATGCTGGTCTTGTTAAACTCAACAAAGATTTGAATTTACACGATAAACACGTTGAATTTCACAACTTAGGTTCTGAGATATTTAAACCAAAACATGAAAGTGTTGATTTGATATTCACATCACCACCATATTTTGATACTGAGAAGTATTCAGATGAACCAACTCAATCATATTTGAAATATCCATCAGAGGATTTGTGGCTGAATGGGTTTTTAACAGATACAATTAATAATTGTTATCATGGATTACGTAAAGGTGGTCATATGATATTAAACATAGCAAATACTACGAAACATAAGAACATAGAAGAACAGACAAAAAAAATATCAGAAAATACTGGATTTAGACTAAAAGATACTATTTATCTAACACTATCTAGTGTTGCAGGTAAGGGAATAAAAACCGAACCAATATTCATTTTCATCAAAAATTAACAGTTAAAAGTACATACATTTTTAAATAAACAATAGTTATATTCACCAATAAGAAATTAATAGAAAATCAAGACGAAATTATGACACAAACATCAGAAGAATTATTTGAACAAATTAAGACATTATTTGATCAATTTGAAGTAGAACATAGTAAAACAACCAAAGCCTCAAATACAAAAGCACGTAAGGCTATTGGGGAATTGAAAAAACTAATAACGGACTACCGTAAAGCATCGGTAGCAGAATCTCGTTAAAAACATGTGGTTGTTTTTTGTACTTTCTTATATTTATAAGTATGAGAAAAGAAAAACAATTTCATTTCATATACAAGACCACAAATACAATAAGTGGAAAATATTATATAGGAATGCACAGTGCAGATGATTTAGATGATGGATATCTAGGTAGTGGTAGAAGATTACGATATTCATTAAATAAATACGGTAAAGAAAACCACAGTCGTGAAATCTTAGAATTCTGTAAAACCAGAGAAGAATTAAAATCACGTGAGGAGGAAATTGTAAATCTCAATGAAATTGCTAAAAAAGAATGTATGAATCTTAAAGTCGGTGGTGAAGGCCGCCGACCTGGAGAGTCGATATGTGATAGTACACGAAAAAAAATTAGTGTAGCAAATACAGGAAAACGTAGAAGTGATTCATATAAAAAACATATGAGTCAAATGATGAAAGGTAATACTAACTGTAAGGGTAATAAGTTATCAGATATACATAAACAAAAGATTGCAAAATCGGTAACTGGAGAGAAGAATGGAATGTATAATAAACATCATACAGATGAAAGTATTTATAAGATAAGACGTTCACTTGGACATACAGTTCACCAATATTCATTGAATGGACATTTTATAAAAAAATGGGATTCGGCAAATGAAGCTTATATAAACTTAGGGATTAGGTGCGACTCTATATTGGGGTGTTGCCAAAAAAAATATGGATACAAAACTGCCGGTGGATATCGTTGGGAGTATACGAAAAAGTAAATTAATCAAATAAAAAACAACTAATATAATATGAACACAACGAATCAATTAGATTTGGATAAAAGAATACTTAGTGATATTGTGGTACACACCAAATACGCTAGACATTTAGAGAAGGAAAATCGTAGGGAGAATTGGTTAGAAATTGTGACCCGAAATAAAGACATGCATGTGAGAAAATACCCAATGATAGCGGGTGAAATCGAAGATGTATATAATAAATTTGTATTAACTAAAAGAGTATTACCCTCAATGAGGTCAATGCAGTTTGGTGGACGACCTATTGAGATAAACAATTCAAGAATTTATAATTGTGCATTCCTACCAATAGATTCAATATACAGTTTTTCGGAAACTATGTTTCTTCTACTAGGTGGCACAGGAGTGGGTTATAGTGTACAAACACACCATATTGAAAACCTGCCTGAAATTCATAAACCTAATTATGATAGAAAACGAAAATATGTGATACAAGATAGTATTATAGGTTGGGCTGATGCTGTTAAGGTACTATTCAAATCATATACAGGTAAAATCAATTCACATATTCAATTTGATTATAGTGACATCCGAGAAAAGGGTGCATTATTAATCACGGCAGGTGGTAGAGCACCTGGTCCTGAACCACTTAGACTGGCTCTTACTAAATTAGAGGGTATGTTACGTGAAAAGGAAGATAACTCAAGTTTATCATCACTTGAAGCACATGACATTATGTGTCATATCGCTGATGCAGTTTTAGCAGGTGGTATTCGTAGGGCGGCAATGATAGCGTTGTTTAACCTAAATGATTCTGCTATGTTATCATGTAAGATTGGTGACTGGTACATTAGAAATCCACAACGTGGTAGAGCTAATAACAGTGCTGTAATACTTAGACATAAAATCACTAAATCTAAATTCCATCATTTGTGGGAGCGGATGAAAGCTAGTAAAGCAGGTGAACCTGGAATATACTTTACAAATGATATGGATTGGGGTACAAATCCTTGTGCTGAAATTTCATTAAGATCTAATCAATTTTGTAATCTTACCGAGATTAACATGAGTAGTGTGAATGGTCAAGAAGATTTTAATCAACGTGCAAAGGCAGCCGCTTTCATAGGTACATTACAAGGTGGTTATACTGATTTTCATTATCTACGTGATGTATGGGCTAGAACTACTGAAAAGGATGCCCTACTAGGTGTTAGTATGACAGGTATTGCATCAAAGGGTAATTTATTATTAGATTATAGTTCAGCAACTCACGTTGTAAATGATGAAAACAAACGTGTTGCTGAGATAATTGGTATAAACCCAGCGGCAAGAACAACATCAGTAAAACCTGCAGGGTGTCAAATACCGTCTACTAAAATACGAACAACTGATGGTGATATGAGTTTATATGATATTTTTAAGAAAAATGGTATAGAACTTAATGATAAACTCAATGAGTACCGAGAATGGTATGATGTGAATACTGATATTAAAGTGTATGATGATAACGGAAACGAAAACTCCATTACAAAATTATTCATCAATGGTACAGAAGAAACAGTTAAATTTACAATGGAAGATGGTAGTATAATTGAATGTACACCACATCATAAATTTATGATGTCAGACGGCACTTGGAAACAAGCAATTGATATAACAGAGGATGATGATTGGCATTCTAATAAAGATGAACTAAAAAATAAGTTAAAGGAACAGATACAATGAAATTCAAGAAAAAAGAAATAACACAATCGTTCACAGTAGACATTGAGGTAGAAAATAAACCGATGTATCAAATGTCAAATGGGACTCTTTCACATAATACAACAAGTTTAGTGTTGGGTACAAGTAGTGGAATACATGCGTGGCACAATAACTACTATATAAGACGAATGAGAATTGGTAAAGATGAATCAATTTATCCATATCTAAAGAAAAGACATCCAAAATTAATTGAGGATGAGTTTTTCAGACCAGAACAACAATCGGTAATATCAGTACCACAACAAGCACCAAAGGGAGCGATAACAAGACACGAATCACCGATAGATTTATTGGAACGTGTTAAGTTTATATCCGAAAATTGGATACATAATGGATACCGAAAAGGACAAAATCACCATAATGTATCATGTACAGTTTCGGTAAAAGATAATGAATGGGATTTGGTACGTGATTGGATGTGGCGAGAAAAACGACATTATAACGGTATATCCGTAATTCCTTTCGATGGTGGTACGTATAAACAAATGCCGTTTGAAGACATTACTAAAAAAGAATACGAAGAATTATACTCACAACTTAAAAGTATCGACTTAACCAAAGTAGTGGAAGCAGAAGATACAACTGAGTTATCAGCCGAACTTGCATGTAGTGGGGCTTCATGTGCGTTGGAATAGTTTAGAATTAATATAAACAAAACAGGAGTAAAGCTTCAAAATTAATTATGAGTGACCAAACTGTACGAGATAGGATATCATCATCATTAAAGAAAACAATAAACACACCAGAGAATTTAAAAAAATGGAGTGATTGTAAAAAAGGATCAAACAATGGTAGATGGTTGGGAAGTATTGAGGTTATTGATTTAGAAGGAACAAGTACAGTTTATGAATCAGCCGTTGAAGTTTCTAACAAACTTGGAGTTGCACCACAACGGGTGAGAGAACATTGTAAAAATGATACACATTACGTTAGAGGCCCATATAAAGAATGGACATTTAAATTTTGTGAGATTACATAAAAAATATTATCATGAGTGATAATAGGTTACGTGGTGAAAACCACCCGAATGCCAAATTAACAGATAATCAAGTTATAGAGATTAAGAAACTAATAAAACAAGGATTCTCTAAACGATTAATCGCACGCAACTACAAAATAAGTACGTGGAACGTGGATTATATTGCCAAAGAATTTATTTGGAAACACTTAAAATAAGTCACTTTTTATTAGGAAGTCTCGAAAAAAAGTCGTACTTTAGTAGTATAAATTGATAATAAAACTTAAAACTTAAAACTATAAAGTATGAATGATGTATATGTGTTACCAATCGGTGTAATTAATATCCCATCAGGGAAGACCCAATATGATTGGGGTATTTATGATAATTTCCCAACCACAACATCTGTATTTCTTACAGATGAAAATATGTTACTATACGCACAAAGTGGAACATTCAAAGTAGGTGATGTAATTACGAATCTACGTGGTAATGATTCTCGTAGAGTATTGAAACGTAATGTTAAAATACTTGCAACTTCATTGGTAATCAAAGAGGATGTGATGGCAATGTTGAAAAAACATGGTTACGATTACACACCACTTAGACCATTTCAGAAAAGAACTAGTGGTAACAGGAAGTTAAAAACTTCGTATTCAGTAAAATAATTTAATATTTCCTTTTGTCAAATTGTTAATAACTTTTCACAAAAAGACTTGTGTATGTCAAATAATTGCTGTACTTTAGTAGTAGATATTGAAAGTAAAACTTAAAATGAGTAAATTTAAACCAAATACAAAACAATCTACGTTGTTTTCATTGAAACGATTGTGGGTATATGGTGTGTTGATATATCATCCAGTTAAAAAAACATGGATGTTGGCTAAAGCACCTGGTCAAACTTTTCAACTCACACGTGAAGATGCTATTAAATACGCCATCAACAATACCGCCGGTAAATTAAGAGGGGTACTTACAGAGAAAAATATAATTTTTTGTGTGGATATGACCGACCAAGCTAAGAAAGTTGGTATGCTTCATGAGAATTCTAAGTTTGATGATTTTATTAGGCCACATTTTCCTAATTGGAACGGCGTTATTACAAATAAATTCGGTGGTTCTTCACAAGAACTATTAGAATTTGATGCAAGTGAAATTGATGAGGATGAGATAAAAAAACAATTATTGGAAACAATAACTAGATTATCTAATCAAGAATTAATCAAACCATCGGTGATATACACCGCAAGACCTTATTTAAGACCACTTTTGAGTGATGACTTTATGTCAGATAAAGGATTAATTGGTGGGTGTCCTGGTTCCGGTAAAGAAACATCAACACTTACTACTATAATACATTTTCACGATAGGTGGTGGGGAACTAAGTTTAACGAAACTAAATTGCACGTTGCAGTTGCAACTGTTCCTTCAACTACGATGGAACTTATTAAAGAGTTATCATCTGTCAGAGGTATGGTGAATGAACTTAATTTCTATGATTATTTTAGAATTAAACCATATATGGTACGTGATTACGAAAAAAGTTATTATCCAATATTAAACACCGAACAAAGAGTTTGGTTTAGACAGAATGTTACTGTTGTGGATGATGTATTGGATATTCCAACATATCACCCAAAAGAGGTTGTACCTGTATTGTTTGGTAGTTTTCATGATATTGGTATGGCTAATAAACACGACAAGATCACTAAACTTAAACCCAAATATAGAGGTTTGGAATCTAGGATTGGAATTCTATCTATTGGTGAGGCTCACAAGTTTTTATCTAGGTCAGATAACAAAATGTGGTCACATATTAATTCACTAAAAAGAGAATTTTTGATATTAATTACAGGAACACCGTATGATTATATTTTTAATGAGGAAGAGCAACTTTATTTTAAACCAGAGGAACGTGTATTGTTCACTTGGTTAGATTTGATTAGAGAGAAATATAAAAATCCAAATGGCCCGTTTGGAAAGTATCCTGATACTAATTACTATGGGTTACCAAATCTAAAAGATGTAATTGATGAATTAAAACGTAATGTTAAGTGGGAATCCGACATGAACTTACTTACTTATAGAAAACTATTCACAACATTCGATGACAACGGTGAATTTACTTATAAAGATGGTATACTATTCTTGTTCAAAAGATTGTTTGGACGAAATGTAGATACATTCTCAAACCAAGAGGAGGGCCTTAGTATAAACGCAGCTCCCAAACTATGTGATTTGGCTAAACGTCATATCATTATAGCACTTCCATCCGGACAGAATGGCCACGGCGTTGGTGAGTATGTTCCTAAATTAAAGAAGATTCTTGAGGATAGTGGAATATTATCGGAATACAAATTAATAGAGGTTTACGAAGATGGCGACGTTGGTGATATTAATAAGTTAGTTGACAGTAATGAGTCAAAAACAATTACACTAACTTGTACAAAATATTTAACTGGAACTAATATTCCAGCATGGGGTTCTGTTGTATTCCTAAAACCAATCGGCGACTCAGTTAAATTATTCGAGCAAATAATTGGTAGGGTGAAACGACCATTTGATGGTAAATCTAATTGTGGTATTTTCATTGGAAATATTGATGAAGTCATGAATATCGAGGTTTCCATAGCCGAGAAAATTTCCATGATGAATGGTGAATCAACATCGTTCAAGGAAATCGCCATTAGTGTCTTAGATTGTTATAATATCTTTGTGGGTAAAAATGGCAAATGGGAAGAAATTGATTTTCCTGATATGCCCTCTATTCTAGAGGAGTTATCTGTAAAAGGAAATTACGGTGTTTCTGGTTGTATACGAGAGTTAAAAACACCATATGGTTTTGATGATATGTTTAAGACTATTAAACGTGGTAAGGAAAAGATTGATATTGTTGATAATGGTGGTACAAAAGCCAAAGATATAAACAAACGAACACTAGCAAAACAACTTAGACTATTTACAGAGGAACTAAATAAACAAAAAGATAAAGATACATGGTATAGAAACATGGTAAAAAAACATCTTGCAAAAGTGAGATTACTATGTTACACCAATGAGATTAATACTTTACAAGAGGCAGTATCTGTTATTGAAAACGCGGTACAAAACCCACGAAACACAGAAAATAAGCTTATTCTTGACCAGATTGGGAAGGGTGTTCAATGGATACCACATTATATGTTAGATGGTACACAAGTTGACATAAGTTATATTAACAGGTGGATACATAAAATTAACTCAGATAATTTATCATTGGATGGTGTTATTGAGTTATTGGCATCTAAGGAATTACAAGAGGAGGATACAGCATATTATCCAACACCATTACGGTTATTTGATGAAATGATTGAAAAGTTCATTGAAATAAACAGAATTGAAAATCCAATGGTCTTGGATCCTGTTGGTGGTCGTGGGACATCATTGATATCGTTCATTAGAACTTATGAACGAATGGGAATGGAACTTGACACATCTAATATATATTATTGTGATATTAATCCAATCTGGGTTAAGATTTTCAAGAAACTTAATAACGAGTATAGTCTTGGTATTCCAGATGAAAATATATTTTGTGGTGATGTGTTGAATCCATCCAACAAACTAAAAAAACTACTAGATATGAAAGAATTCGATGTAATAATAGGTAATCCACCATATAAGAATGGATTACATATTGATATTTTTAATACAGCATTTGATTATTTGAAACCAAACGGTGACATAATTTATGTACAACCAAGTACACCATTCATTAACAGAAAACCAACAAATGAAAATTCTAAAACCAAACAAATTAAAGAAATAATATTAGATTATAAAACTAAATTAACGTTAATTGATGGAAATGAAATTTTCAATGCTGGATTTTTCACCCCACTTTCGATTACACATGTTACGAAAACAAAAGATAAAAATATAGAAGTTATTTATTCTCACATTGATGATACTAATGTTGAAATTAAAACATATAATACATTAGATGATATCTTTATACATGGAAATGATATTGTAATACGTATTAAAGATAAAATATTTTCAAAAATGAATACAACGTTGGAAAATTACAATGCACGAAATAGTGATTATAAAAAATATAAATTTTATGTACATTTACCATCCATCTCAGGACATATTCCAAATCACGGAAAATTAAATCCAGACTTCTTTCAGTTATTATATAAAGATGACGAGAATAAATTTGATGATGTGTTTGGTGATTTCTTTGAACGGGGATATAATTACATTGGTGTATCAAATAAAACAGAAGGTCGAAATTTATTCGAATATGTAAAAACTAAATTTGCCAGATTTTGCGTTTCATTATATAAAATAAATGGTAATTTACACAGAGGGGAGTTAAATTCAGTACCTTATTTAGATTTTTCACAAAAATGGACAGATGGGAAATTATATGAACATTTTAATTTAACAGTTGAAGAAACTGAATTCATAGAAACATATATTCAAAATTGGTATGAACGTGATTTTAGATAAATATATAAATCACACTCGTAATTTCGATTACATGAGTGGTGTAGAACGTGATGATCTCCGAGTAAAAGAAACCGCCGAAGTTTTTACACCCACATCGTTGGTACAAGAAATGTTAAATAAGTTACCAGAATTCACATTCATAGATAAAACAAAAACATTCCTAGACCCAAGTTGTGGTGATGGTCAATTCTTATCAGAAGTGGTAATACGAAAAATGGAACGTAGTAAATGTTCATTGGAACAAGCACTTTCAACCACATATGGGGTAGAATTAATGGAAGATAATGTAAAGCTATGCAAGGAACGATTACAAGGACCACATCCAACACAAGAGATATTAGATATCTTGGATAAAAACATAGTATGTGCAGATGCACTCACATACCACTACCGGTTTGATGGGTCATCACCAGAAACGACAGAAACGGAAAATACTTTAAATAGATTTATATAAATAATTAGGTTATTACAGATAAATTTCGTATCTTTACAAGATAAAATAAAACAATGGCTAAATACACAGAACAACAATTACAGCAAAATTATGCTGATTTCATAGAATTTCTTAAAAAGGCATTCTCAGGAGATAGATTAGATAAACTATTACACATGTATTCCGAAAAGGAACTTGGGATAAATGCATTGATATCACCCGCAAGTGGTAACATTGATTATCATAATTCCTATGATGGTGGTTATCTTGACCACATTATGAATGTTGCTAAGAATGGTATGAAAATGATGAAAATGTACCAAGACAGTGGTGGTATAATTAATTTCACACAAGAAGAATTACTATTCTCAGCAATACACCATGATTTAGGTAAACTTGGTGATGTTGGTAAAATACACTTTTTACCAAATGAATCGGAATGGCATATAAAGAATCAAGGTAAACTATATGTACCAAATCCAGCGTTATCATATATAACCGTAACTGATCGTACTTTTTTACTATTGAATCGGTATGGAATCAAATATTCTGAAACTGAATTTTTCGGTATCAAATTGGCTGATGGTATGTATGAGGACGAAAACGCACGTTATCTAAGAGCTTATAATGTAACACAACACAGACGAACAAATATTCCTTATATAATTCATTGGGCTGACCACATGAGTACATGTATCGAACGTGATACCGTAAGACCAAAATAATATGTGTGGTATAATTGGTGGTAATGGATACAACGTAGATACAATTCAAGGTGGTTTACGTAAAATAATACATCGTGGTAGGGATAACTCTGCTTACGATAATGTGGATGAATTCTATTTTGGACACAACCGATTATCAATACAAGATTTATCAACTGATGCACACCAACCATTTTGGGATATAGATCACATGGTTTGTATAACATATAATGGTGAATTGTGGGGAAGTGAATTTACTAAGGAATTAAAGGATAAGATTACAATACCATTCAGAACGACTTCAGATACCGAAATTATACTGAATGGGTATTTACAATTTGGTGTAGATGTATTTCGTGAGTTAGACGGTATGTTTTCATTTGCAATTATAGATACACGAATTGATACATGTTTCTTAGTTAGGGATTACATTGGTGAAGTACCGTTTTGGTATGCACTTAATAGTGATTCTAATTTGGTATTTTGTTCTGAAAAGAAAGGTTTACCAATTAACGAGTTGTATGAAAAACAAGTTAAAACGGTGCCACCTGGAACATATATCGAATACAATTACAAAACTAAGATACACAAACAACATACATATTATGAGTTATCAACTGATATCATAAACGATGATAGAGAAACCATAGTAAAGAAAATTAGAGAATCGTTAGAAGAGGCGGTGCGAGTTAAGATGATATCTGACGTACCCATTTGTACACTTTTAAGTGGTGGCATAGATAGTGTGATAATCACATACTTACTTTCAAAGATATACCCACAGATAGAAGCTTTTGTGGTTACAACAGATGGTGGTACTGATATAGAGTTTGCAAGAATAGCCGCTAAGGAATTTGGTATCAAACTACATGAGGTTTATTTATCAAGTGAAGAAATTGAAAGTATGATAGATAGTACATTGTATGTTACCGAAATGGCCAAATGGCAAAACGTTGGTAGTGCATTAGCTACTAGAAAACTCGGTGAAGCTATTGATGAACAAGGATTTAAGGTAGTATTTAGTGGTGATTTATCAGATGAAATATGGGGTAGTTATGGACACATTACTAGGTGGGCATATACCGAAGAGGATTATGATAAAGCTCGTAGGAAATTAATACGTGATGTACATAAAGGAAATTTCGTATCACAAAATACAAGTATTATGCACGGTGGTACGGTTGAAATACGTACACCGTATAGTTGGCGACCATTTGTAGAATACTCATTAAACATACCACCATTGTACCAAACTGAAAATAGTAGAATGAAACCACTATTGAGGGATGCATTCAAAGGTGAGATAAGTGATGAACTATTATATAGAAAAAAGATATGGTTTGCTCAAGGAGCTGGTATATCTGATATTATAGAGAAACAAAAACACACGTTAAAACAAAGATTATCTGATAAATTTCAGTATAAGAACACATTGGTACTAAATAAATTCTTTGGATAATGTTGAATGTGATACACATAGAGGAAGAGGGTGAAGAAATGGATAAAGTCATTGAGGATTCAATGGCAATTATCAATCTATATCCAGAGATATTTCCACATATGTATAAACAGGGATTCAGATTAGTTAAGAGAATTAAGAAAGGAAACTTGGTATTACAAGATGGTGTGGTAATTACATTTCATCAATATAAAGGTAGTACACCAATAACTCGTAATTCACGTAGTAAAGCAAAACCAAAGGCATTTATAATACACCAAATAGCATCAGATCAGAAAATAAAAGGTGCAACTAAAAAGGTACTAGATGAATTTGTAACATATTGTAAATCAAAAGGAGCACCGAATATCATATTAACAGTACGTTCATTCAATAGTAGAGCAAGAATATTCTACGAACGATATGGATTTAAATTTGTTGAAGAAACTCATTGGACATCTAAAGCGGATGGGATTATTCCAGGTGTTGTGTACAAATATCAGTTAGAAAAAATAAACAATGAAAAGTTTTTCAGTTTCGATTAGGAAATATGGAATATTTTTCATATATTTGCATCATAACTTTTTAAAATAAAATATGGCTAAATTAACATATGTGTATTGTAAAGTTGTAGCTTCGAAGTATAACACTCGAACTGAATTTCATTTGAATGGACATGCTTCAGTATGGATGAAAATTAAAAAAAATAAATGGGATGAGTTAATATCACATATTCCATTGTTAATTAAATGGACATATGATAGATGTAAGGAAGAAGTTAGTAAAATGACACATCTATCTGAATTACAAGGCCATTCAGCTTGTAATGCTATGAAACGAAACGGTTGGTTTGATGAGTTAACGGTACACCTAAAACGACAACTTCATAGACCATATACAATTGATGAGGTACAAGTAGCCGCAGCTAAATATAATAGACGAGTTGATTTTCAGAGACAATCTAATGGTGAGTATTGTGCCGCTAAACGGTTGGGTGTATTTGATGAGGTTTGTAAACACATGAACCGTTCCGCTCATTTACCGGCGTATACCCGTGATGAATGTATTGAATCTGCTAGAAAGTATAAAAACCAACGTGATTGGAAATTAGGTGACAGTGGTACATATTATACTGCATCTAGATCACGTAAAAAACTAGAACCATTTTTCGATGAGTGTATTGAACATATGGATTATATTTTTAAACCCAATGGGTATTGGACTAAGGAACGGTGTAGGGTAATTGCTAACAAATATACAACGTTTGTGGACTTTAGAAACAGCGAAGATGCATCCGTATATAATATAATAAAGAATAATGATTGGTGGGATGAATTATGTAGTCACATGAGTAGTGCCAAAATACCAAACGGGTATTATAGATTAAACCATGATAGATGTCTTACTGAAGCATCTAAATATAAAACACGTAGTGAGTTAATGAATGTTTGTAGTGGTGTGTATCGCGCAATACTTGACAATAAATGGCAATCATCTTGTTTTAAACACATGGTTAGAACAATGACCATGAAACATCGACATATATATGCGTGTGAGTTTGAGAGCAGTAAGACTGTATATGTGGGTTTATCATGTGAGGTGGAACGTAGGAAACGATCACACATGGGATTAGAACGTAATAAACATGGAGTAAGTAAATCTACTGTGTATAATTATATGATAAAAAACAATGAGACATTTACGTTTAAGATATTAACACGTAGACCGGTATTAGAGAAAAACGCAGGTGATAGAGAACAATTTTACATGGATAAGTATAAGAGTAACGGATGGGTGTTGTTAAACAAAGCACCTGCTGGTAGTTTGGGTGGAATGCGAACGAAATGGACACGTGATGTACTTTTTAAAATAAAAAATGAATGTACTACTCGTGAGGAATATTATAAAAAAGTACCACCTCATGCTAGAACGGTAGCTATAGAATCTGGTTGGTGGCCTGATATTATGGATGGTTTAGTGAAGACAACACGATTTCCAGGTGAATGGAATGAAATGGATTGTATAGTAGAGGCTAAAAAATATAAAAATAGGAGTGAGTTACAATGTAATTGTAGTGGCGCGTATAAATTTGCAAAACGTACAGGCTTATTAAAAACATTATTTCCAACACAAAACAAAAACATAAAAAGTGAAAAGTTTTTCCGATTTAATTAGGAATTGTGATGGATTTTTCGTACTTTTAATATATAATACATGGACATACAAGAATATTTCAATCAGTTCAAAGACATGAAGCCTTACTTCTTCATAAATGAAGATCAGTGGACTCACGTCAAAGAAACGTATCCGAAGCAAGAGGTTAGGGAAATACTAGCTGAAATTCTAATGGCATATCCCATACCATATGCGGATATCATCGAACAAGATGCTTATAAAGATTTTATGCGGCTCAAAACGGTGCGTTGGAATGAAATATTAAAAGAAGGTGAATGGTTTCCACGTAAGGCCTCCGAGTCTCGGTATCCGTACATATATAAAGACAAACAATTATATTTTAGTAGATTAAACACAGGTAACTCATCATCTAACTACTTCCAACAGAAAAATAGGTGGTCAGTTGATGGCTCAGTTTCACCAGGCCCTCAAAGGACATGGGGAGATAAGAAATTTATGATCTCGTTAATGGGATCGGCGTATTCACTCAAATTACCACAATTGGGTAAGAGTGAGTTACGTACCATGATTGGATTACGCAAGTATATATGCGCCCAATTCAAACCAAATGTTGCCAAGATATTCTATGAAATGTTCAAGGCTAAAACCGTATTGGATTTTTCAATGGGATGGGGTGATAGATTGGCAGGTTTTTATGCATCGGATTGTACCGAACATTACGTAGGTTTAGATCCACGTAAAGAGAATCATCCTATATACGAACAACAAAAGGAATTCTATGAGAAACATTTGGGGTTCTTTGAAAATGATAAAACATCAGAATTTCATATATCACCCTCAGAGGACTTTGATTTCAGTAAATGGAATGAATACTTTGACGTTGTATTTACATCACCACCATACTTTTCAGTAGAACGGTATTCGTATGATGATACACAGAGTTGGGTACGATACAAGAATATAGATGATTGGAATACCAATTTCCTACACAAGACTCTTGAAAAGATTATACCAACTGTTAAAAAAGGTGGTATCATTGCAATTAACATAGCTGATGTATATACAAACGCAAAGTGGTCAACTGATAGGTCGTGGTTAGAAATATGTAACCCAATGAATGATTATTTAACATCAAAGGGATTAACATATGAGGGTTGTATAGGACAGGCCATGGCACGTAGACCAAATTCCGGTGGAGCCGGAACTGCTAAAGATACCGAACAATATAGTGAAGAACGAATACAAGAATCAGAAGAGTCAAAAGACAAGTTGTTTTCTGAACCTATTTGGATTTTTTCTAAATAACAATTAAACAAAGGTTTTTTATAAAAGTTTTATATTTATATATAGATGGGACGAAACAAGAAGTATCATACCGATGAAGAAAAGAAAGCTGCTAATAGAGCAGACTGGAAACGTTGGTATAACAAAAACAAAGACAAGCATAATACCCGTCAGATGGAGGCTTATTATGAAAAACGAATTAAAGAAATGGAAGAGAAATTGTCCAACTTGCGGGAAAGTGATTAACTACACTCGTGAAAGAAATTGGCAATATGCAAATAAAACTAAGACAAATTGTCAGTCATGTGCAAATACAGGACGAACTCATACCGAAGAAACTAAAAAACATAAAACAATGGACGAAAAAGAACAAATACTAGAAATACTTGCCGAAGCTAACGCATATGGTCTACGAAATGAGGTAGAACAAACGGCATGGAAAATCATAAATGAAGGTTCAACTACTACATTGGTAGAAGCATATGAAATGGCATTTAATGAATGGGTAAAGTAATATGAACGAAGAATACACATTCTTTTGGAACGGCCCTTTTTCACAATGGTATCCAACAGAATTCACAGTTGATGGTGTTACGTACACCTGTGCTGAACAATACATGATGCACCAAAAAGCAATAACATTTGGTGATTTAGAGACATCACAAAAGATTATGGAAACATCATCACCTCATTCTCAAAAGAAATTGGGGAGATCGGTACGAAATTTTGATGCAATTATGTGGGATGGAATATCATATGATATTGTAAAACGTGGTAACGTTGCAAAATTCGAACAAAATCCTATACTGATGACAGAGTTAATGGAAACCTACCCAACTACATTAGTAGAGGCTTCGCCATATGACTCAATATGGGGCATCGGAATGGGTGTAAATGAAGCTAAGAAAACACCGAAATCAGAATGGAAAGGTGAAAATCGGTTAGGAAACGTATTAACAGAGGTACGGAATCAATTAAGAGATAGATAGTATGAAATCAAAATCAAGTGTTAAATTAACAGAAAAGGCCTCATATGAAATGGGGTTACCGACTGATGCTGTATATGTAATTGATGATATTCTTGAAGATAAAGTTGATTATCCAATAGTATTACGTGTAGATGAAAAGAAATAACGAATTTACTGAAATGTGAATTCATAATAATAAACGAATAAATGTATCGCAATTGCTATTACCAAAAAGAACGTAACCGTGTACATGTCTGGGATGACGAACGGGGTTACATAACAATGCCATACACTAAGTATGCATATGAACCTGCTGAGAATGGTCAGTATACATCATTGTATGGTGACAAGTTATCTAAAATATATAAGTTTAAAAAAGGACAAGAGGGTTTATTTGAATCCGATGTACCTGAGACAACACGGGTATTAGTAGATATGTACACCGATAGTGATGAGGTATCTACGGGTATTGTAGTAATGCCATTTGATATTGAGGTCGAAACCGAAACGGGTGCACCTAATGTTAAAACAGCTGAAAACGAAATTACTGCTATAAGTTTACATGATAGTGCAACTGATCAATATTGGGTATTGGTACTCAATAAAGATGGTACGATGCAAGAACGAACAACACCAGAAGCCATTGTACTACCATTTCAGACTGAACATGAATTACTCATGAAATTCTTAGAAATTTATGAGGGAATACACCCAGATATAGTTACAGGTTGGAATATTGATTACTTTGATATACCATACATATATAATCGGTTAAAACGTGTTCTTGGTGATGTATATGCTAATAGATTATCACCAATCGGCGAGATGTTTTATTCAGATTACCGAGATAGGTGGTTCATTGCTGGTGTAAGTTGTTTAGACTACATGGTAATGTACAAGAAATTCACATTTGGTGAACTACCTAATTACAGATTAGATACAGTTGCTAGATTAGAACTTGGTGAGGGTAAAATTGAACATCAAGGTAACTTGGATGAGTTATTTAGAACTAATCTTGATAAATTTATCGAGTATAGTTTAGTAGATACCAAATTGATTATTAAGTTTGAGAAAAAATTAGAGTTCATTGAATTAGCACGTGGTATTTGTCACGCAGGCCACGTGCCATATGAGGATATAGTATATTCATCTAAATACTTAGAGGGTGCATTATTAACGTATCTAAAACAACGTGGTATAGTTGCTCCGAATAAAAAACCAAAAACAAAATTGGTTATCAAAAAGGGTATATCGGGTGAATCACGTATATACGTAAGGGGTTCATTGGCTGAAATACCAAATACTGGTACACTAAAGATAAATAAATCAAAATCAAGTAAAATACTAATACCATATATAGGCATTAACCGTGAACAGGGATATTTTGAAACGGCAAAACCACTTCCAGAAACATTAGATAAAGAGTGGGGTGTTGTTATTGATTTAATGGGTGCTTATGTAAAAGACCCAATTACAGGTAGATACGAATGGATATATGATTTGGATTTAACATCACTATATCCAATGATTATTATCACATTGAATATTTCACCTGAAACAAAATTGGCGAAAATAAATAATCATGACTGGGACATTCTGAAACTTAAGAGTGGTGAGTATAATGAACCAATATCAATTGCAGTTGGCCCAAACGATAACAAAGAAATATCAGCTGATGATGTTAGGAAATTATTAGATAGTGGTAGAGTCACAATATCAGCTAATAATGTGTTATATAAATCTGTAAAAGAACAAAAAGTTGGAAAAATTATATATGATAATGACACTAAATAAAATATTTTTATATTTATAGTCATACTAATTATATGAAATATGAAACAATATGAAATTAAATGTTCGTCATGTGGTAAATCACGTGAGTTTACGGAGAGTAGTTATTACGAAGCTAAACGATTAGATAAGACTGTATGTAGGTCATGTGCACAAAAACAAAGACCCAACCGGGTGTCTAAATATAATGATAAAATCAAACATGGTGATGTTTTTAGAAAATGGACGGTAATAGGTGATGTAATAAAAGATGGCGGTTTGATAAAATGTGAATGTGAATGTGGTTATATATCAACAGTTAAAATAAATAGATTGTTAAATGGTACAACAAATGGTTGCCGAAAATGTACGGTTGTTGGTAGTGGTAGTGGGAACTGGCGCGGGCACGGTGAAATACCAGCTACAGTCATCACTAAGATAAAAAATAGAGCACATAAACGGGGTTATGAATATAACGTAGATGGTCATTATCTAATGGAACTGTATAAAATACAAGGTAAAAAATGTGCATTAACTGGTATAGATATAGATTTTATTCCACGGGATGGGTATAATATCGCAAATGGTCATATGAGTGCATCTCTTGATAGAATAGATTCATCACGTGGCTATATCAAAGGAAATGTACAATGGGTGTATACGAAAATTAATATGATGAAACAAGCGTACACTCAACGAGAATTTATAGAATTATGTAAGAGCGTAGTAGATTATGATAAAAATAGAGTTATATAATAAAATTTTAGAATTTGACAACCGTGAATCAATGTTGGAACATTTAACCCGATATGAGTTGAAATTAAACGATAATGGTGATATTATAAAAACAGAAGACATAGGTTGTATTCCAGGTATATTGAACATTTGGTTCGATAAACGTGTTGAGTATAAAGGTTTAATGAAAAAATACGGTATAGCAAATGATACCGACAAATACAATTATTATAACAAACGCCAACACGTACAAAAGATACTACTTAACAGTTTATATGGTGTACTTGGATTGCCTGGTTGGAGATTCTACGATGTGGATAACGCCGGTGCAACGACTGGGTCAGGACAACTTATTATAAAGTCTACAGCTGATATGGGTAACACTAAGTATAATAATGAAATAAACTCACCACATAGAGTTCAAGTTGAATTAGAAGATAATACGATTAAGCAATACAAATTAACTGAATACATAAAGGTAGTACGAAATGGTGAATTAGCTGAAATAATGGCAAAAGATTTAGTAATGACAGATGAATTAAGTTAAGCATGAAAACATTTAAGATAGAAAAACTTGATAAGGGTGTAACCGGGTTACACTTAACGAAATTAACGAGAAAGTAACAGGATATTACGAGATAGTATAATAATATGAAATCAAAAGAAAACATGTATGATGATAAGTACCGATTGTACAAGTGGCAGGGATTCGATTCACTTCCACGAGAAGCGGTATTAGAGTTAATGGATGATTATATAAATGAACACCTTAGTTACACATGTGAAGATGGTACAAAGTGGGGAATTGGCAATTGGTGTGTGATGTGCACTCAATCTAAAAAATGTTCATTTTTTAATGAAGAAAAGAAACGAATTGATTTAGAATTACAACTAGATGCATTAAAAACATGATTTGATGAACGATATCACTTACATATCAAACAACAAACTAAAGATTTAGAAAGACAACAAAAAATAATGGAAATACTTAATTGTAAATTTATACGATTAAGTGATAAAAATGTAGATACAATTTATGAAGATTAAAAACATACAAAAAATAGAAGTCGATGTAGATACAATATGGATTAATTCTAAATTATCTAAAAGTGAATGTAAAACTTAATTATATGATATTTATACATAGATACATTAACGTATCAATGTAAAGGATATAATATGAGTAAAGGAAGTGCAAGGACATTAAAATATTGGTTAGATAAAGGTTATAAAGGTGAAGAAGCTGAGCGAATGAGGTTAAGTAGAATACCAGGAACATTAGAGTATTTTATGATATTCAAAAAAATGAATGAAGATGATGCTAAGAAAGCTAAAGAACAATATCACGGTAAACGAAAAAATACATACGAGAATTTTATTAAAAAACATGGTGAAATTGAGGGTGAAATAAAATGGCAACTTTACAAGGATAGGCAAGCATATAGTAATTCATTTGAGTATAAACTTGATAAATATGGTTGGAATTTAGATCAGTATAATGAATATAATAAGAACCGAAATAAAATAATAACAAATATAAACGAGAATTGGATATCCGATTCGGAATTGGATAGGATTAAATTACGATTCAAAAACCGACAAAAGTTATATGGTTGGCCCGATGAATGGTTGAAATTATACATAGAGGCTGATGATAAAATGGTAGGACAATTTAATCATCAATTAAATAAAGCGTATTATGATGGTTGGGTTAATCAATTTGGCAAACGTAAAGCCGATGAAATGGAACAAAAATATCATGATAATCGTTCTAACGCTAAACTCGGTGAAAAGAATGGGTGTTATGGTAGAACACGACCAGTGAGTGA